TTTCTTTTCTTCCTTCAAAATCATTGTCTATTTCAATTTTTAAATTTGGAGCAGTTAATTGCTCATAGGTCATTCCATCAATAAGTGCATCTATTTCTTCTACTGTAGCTTTCTTGCCATTAACTTTGTATTTTGGGTTTTGATACCTTACTGCTATTAAATCTTTTACAGATCCCGGAGCTTCTGCAATACCTTCTAATAATATTTCGCCTGTGTCATACTCTTGCCCTTGGTCTCCATATAAATTAGTTGCTGTAATACCTGCGGTTTCACCTATTGAACCCCCTACCGACTCTACTAATGCTGCTGAACCAATCGCTTTTCTTTTTAAAGCTTTAGCTGCAGCCTTAGACCCTACACTCCCTGCTTTTGTTAAAAAAGGTTTTGCAATTTTACCACCTAATCTACCTGTTAACGCATCTATTGTACCGATTGCTAATCCTCTTGCAACTGCATCAAACCTTAATTCTTTAACAACCTCTTCGTTTTGTAGTAAATTTTGAACATTTTTTGCAGTTAACTCTTCCCCCTTTTCTTCAAGCCTTGCTTGTAATAACTCTCCATAAGTTAATCCTGTTTCTAATACCGTACTACCTGCTGCAAAAGCATATGGTATACTAGCTGCTGCTCCTGCAAGTGCACCTGCTGCTCCACCCACAGGACCACCTACCGAACCTGTGGTTGCACCTAATGTTGCACCTGTTCCAATTGTCGCTGCTGCTGCTGCTGCTGAGCCTTTGTTCCCTGCCATACCTGCAAATGAACTTACCATAATTTCAGGAATTATACCGGGGTTAAGCACAATTCCTTTTACAAATCCCCATACACTATTCCCGTCTGCTTTTTCTTCATTATAAATTTTTTGATAATTTTGCATTTCTTGAGAAGGACCTAATCTTAAAGCGTTTTCGTTTTTAGAAATAAACTCTTGAATGTCTTCTAATGATGCATTAGTTCCACCCAAAAGTAAATCGTTACCACTCTCTGCAATTTGACCATTTTCAAAACCGGCTTGAGCTGCACGACCCATATCGTCAATTAAATCTCCAAGACCTGCATCTGTTCCAAAGTCAATTGCATTTAAAAAAGCTCCGAAATTACCTTTAAAAAAGTTTTCTTCTTTAAGTAATCCTTTATTTGAACCGGGAGACGGTGAAGTTGTAACACCTGATGTGCCACTTGAAAAACTTGATATTGAACCCGGAGAATCTTTTTTTTTTAATTGTCCTTCGTCTAGTACTTGATTAAACACATCAACACCAAATTCATTAATTAAATCACCTTCAGAGAATACCTCACCTGAAGGAGTCTCGTAAAAACTTCCACCATTAAAATTTATTTCAGGAGTTTCTTCTTCAACAAATTCTTTAAGTTGCCCCTCATTTACAAGTTGGTCAAACAATTCATCACCATACTCCTCTAGTAATTCTGATTCACTAACTTTAGAACCATTTGGTGTTACATAAAAAATTTCATCCATAGTAATTATTTATTAAGGGCAAGGCACTTTTAGCAAGGCACTTTTAATTTTGTTTTAAGATTTTCTTTCTTTCCGCCAACACAAGGGCCATAATCACCTTTACCGCCTGTAAACTTCTCGTTTTGTGCTAGTTTATCTACTTGCTTAGTTTGCTTTAATACATAAGTCAACCACTTCTCAAATCGTTGTTCTTCTTCTAGTGCACTAGAATTTAAATTAATATCTGAATCTAAATTAAACTCCGCAGGATATTCTGCATTACCTTTCCAACCATCTATAGTTACAAGGGTATTATCCGTTGTTCCAACTCCTGTCGCTTCCGCTTTTAGACCATACTCACTATATCTATCATTTAAAACTTGAGCTACTTTTGTATCACTTTGGTCTAAGAATGGCTCTGTGCCTGTCAGAGTCTTAACCTTAGGGAATCCTTCTTTAATAAATGAACTTATTTCATTATCAAATCTAGAGTCATTACCTTGTCTGTTTGCTCCTACCCCGGTAAAGTCAAGGTTGAGAGCTAAACTATTTCCGTCTTTATCTTTTTTGAAATTCCCTGCTTCCAATGCTTTTTGAGGATCATCAAGTTCTACAATTTCATTACCTATTATTGCCCAATCTAAATCACTAATGTCTTCAGTAAATTCAATTGTTCTGTTTTTCTTAGGGTCAACATATTCAAATGAAATAGATAGTCCATCCGATGATGGGTTAACACCTACCAATCCTGCATTTTTAGCTGCCTGAGTACCAATTAAAGATTCAAAAGATGCAACTCTTTCTGCAGCCGATTGGCCTTTAATTGAGTTCCAAGTTCTTTGAACATTTTCTTTAGCCTTATCATCTTTATCTTGTCTTCTAACATCTGCAGGTGCATATTGTTTATCCTTTGGTGTCTTAAACACTTCTTTAACCTCAACTTCTTCTGTATAATCTACACCTATATCTATTTGTGCTCTAAGAACTTCTTCAGAAACCCTTTTTTGTTCATCGGTTAGCAAAGGAACTATACGACCTGCCTTGTTTTCAAAAAGAATCATATTAGGATCTGTTTTAGCTTTAGCAATATTTGCAGGTGTATTCATTGCTTCATAATATTCTTCGCCTGTTGCAGGGTTTGTATTTTTAAAATCTAAAAGTACAGATGATCCTGCTAAAGTATTACCTTCAAGTTGACTTTGTATATAATTATTTTGTGATTCTTGAAATAATGTAATAGAAGTAAAATCCGCTAAAGTAATTGGTTTTTCTCCGGCTGCTTTTCTAGCTGCATTAACACTATCTAACTGAGCTTGTTTGTCAGCAGCACTCATACCTTCCCATTTTCCACCCGATTTGCTCCTTACATCTGATATGGTTTTAAAAATACCTTTTTTATAGGTACTTCCTAAATTTTGCATTACTACTTTTTGTTCTCCAACCATTTCGTTATATTCTTCGGAAGCAGCCATAACATCAAACTTAGTTATCTTCTGTTTGATTCTATTTTCTAAAACTTGAACAGACTCTATATTGTCCGGATCAGGAATTAAAGGTCCGTTAGGATTGCTAGGATCAGCAGGAATCATCTTTGCCATTGAAACAATACCGGTTAAGGGATTAATTACCATTGAAGATTGACCGGCTCCTTTTCCAAAGTTTCCAAATCCTTCAACAGTTTCCATTAACCAATTCTGCGTACTTGAAGCTTGTTCTCCCGGAGGTAAACCTGAATTGTTCATAGCCATTTTCGTTTCCCATTCAGCATTGTAATTCTCTAATAAACTAAATGCTTGGTCAGTCCCATCTACAAGGTTTTGATTCATAAGAGTATACTGTTTTACACTCATTTGGCCGGATTTTAATAGTCCGGTCATTATAAGTTTTTGCTCCGTTAATTTATTTGCACCATCTATTGCAAATGTATTTAAATCTGAATTTCCACCTTGAGGTACGTCATTTAATCTTGCTGTGTATTCCCTAGAAGCAGAATCAATTGCTGTTCTAGTTTCTTCTCTTACTCTATTTTCCTCTTTTAATACATTGGTTAAGTTGTTACCAACTTCATTCCAATCTATTTGAGTATTAGCTGTGTCTCTTGCAACTCTTTTATACGCAGTAGCCATATATCTATTTATTTATATTATCTTTTTTATCTTCTATTACCTATTAAAACCATACTGTTGTTGCAGATCAAATTGATTTGCAAACTCAGTAGTCCCAAATGTTGATTTAGATTGAGCCGGTGACATACTTTTTGAGTATTGTCTAAATTGCCTATTGTTTAATGCACCGGCTTGATTAGGAGTCAAATAACTAGCACCCCCTGATGCGTTAAAGTCGGCTTTAGCTGTAGGACTTAATTCAGTCATACCCCCAACTGCAGCTTTTGTATTAGAAGTTTTTTGAGAATAAGCTCCTCCTAATGAAACAGCACCTCCTACAGCACTAACTGTAGATTGTATCCCTGCTTGTTTAGCAGCTTCAGAGGCGGCTTGTGCTTCTGCTGCTTTTTGTTGATTACCCGCTACTTCTTCTAAATCTAAAGAAACATTTAAATCTCTAAGCCTAGAATCTTCTTCAAGAATAGCACCTTCAATGTTTGTAAGTTCGTCTCCCATAGCAGTTCTAACACCTGCTTGCCCTGCTTGTTGTGCAGCAAGAATTCTACCTGCGGTAGCTGCTCCACCTCTTTCGCTTTCAACACCCGCTTCTAAAGCTTGAGCACCTGCTGCTAAATTTGCTTCGCTTTCAAGCTCATAACCCTCTTTTTTAATAGACATTTCTTCAGCAAAATTTACTTCTAATCTACCTCTAGCTGCTGCCATTGCTGCATCTGCCTCTCGTTCAGCTTTTGCTTGAAGTTTTTTTTGTTTTGATGCTTGAGCAAAACTCATTGCTGCACTTCCTAATCCTATTACTACTCCGGCTATTGCTGCTGACATAATTCTTTATTTTTTTTTATTACATATTCGGGAAGTTCTTTAAAATCCTCCGTGTACAATTCTTTTTCTGCTTCTTCAACTGTTTCTGCATCTGTTTTATAAACACAAACCCAAACACTATCTTCGTGTATATAAGCTATTCTTTGCGTTCCTATCTCTGTTTGCACTACCATAGGTGCTTTAATTCTATTAACCTCGCCTTTGTCATTTATAATTGACATTTCTCCACTCATATAAAAAGAAGGGTGATTAGTTTTATGAATAAAACTTAAAACCAACATTCCTTTAGGCATAAATATTTCTCTTGTATATATACCATCTTTTATATGATGCTTTAAAGGCATTGCACTTTCCATCTCTTTTGTGTGATGATGAATAGTTTCTTCAACTGAAAGCATTTGCTCTTTAAAGTTATTAATTCTTTCCCACAATAACCCTCTGTTTTGATTAATGTTTTCTAAAACAGTTTCCGGCTTATTATGTTTTTTTGTAAGAACACTCATATTAACACAAAGATACTAATTTTAAGGAAATGATTTCATCACATCTGCTAAAACCGCAAACAACTCAATTTTAGAAGTATTAGAATTTGTTAATTTAAAAACACCGTAATGTCCTAAAACACCGTGAGATTCAGCAACTGAATTTTTAATATAAAGTGTATACACCTCTTGAGATGGTATTGGTACTGCACCTGTGGTAGTATTGTCTATAGTTAATGTATTTGCTCCAAAAGATAAATTTTGATTTATATCACTTATTTGACCTGCTAAAATAGGGTTAGGATGCCCATAATAAACCATATCTCCTATGCTTACAATATTACCTATAAATAAAGTGGTAGGATAACTTAATATTTGAGTAGTTCCTGTTGTTACAACTGTGGTTGTATTGCCCAATCCATTCAAAGAACGTAATGCATAATTATCTAACAATGCAGGTGTGCTTCCTGAATTTCTAATATAACCAAAATATGAACCCTCTTTTTTTTCAAAAAATTCATTATTTATAAATCCTGTCGTTTGTTGATCACTTTCCAAAGTAACTCCCCAAGAGTCATCACCTTCTAAATTTATAGTTTTAAAAAGTTTATTTTCTAGAGGTTGATCATTAAATACAGAAGTTAAAGTTGAAGGGTAATCAATACCATAATAATTATTTCTTAACTCATTTGTGTTGTGTCTATACAAATTGCCGTTTCTAAAAGTATAAAAAAAGTTATTCATACCTATCATCCAATCAGGAGCATAAGAATAAAAAGAAGGGAATCCTTTAGAACCCGGATCATATGTTAATGTATAGTTTTGATTTGATGCTGTTGCCATATTTTATTTTTTTAACAATTTGTAGTGTCACCACATTCTCTTATAATATCACTCATTAATACTGCATTTGTATTCACTCCACTACCAATACTTGTTATTGTTCCGCACTTAGTAACACCACTAGGTCCTGTTGTTGGATTAAGTGTTTGATACTGTACAGTATCTCCTACAATAAAACTTCCTTGAGTTAGTTCAGTCATAGTAAAAGTACCCCCACCATCACAATCGCTAATAGTTAATGTAACACAGTTTTGACCCGTTACATCCACAATTCCATCTACTACACCAACATAAGCACCTGTTGGTAATTTATAATATCCATCTGAAGCTTTAATAGCTCCATTTTGATCAACAAACAAATAGTCATATCTATTTACATTACCCGGAGTAGATGCTGTATTCACAGGTACGTGATATAACAAACCATCTAAAGTTGCAGAACAAACATTTTGTAGTGTTTTTGGTGTTGAATTTGTCAAAACGCTAGTAAGTGCTGTTGGACATTGTATGTCTATATCCCAACCTGTCGTAGGACAAGGAGCAAAAACACTAATATCAATTACATTTGGAGCTGCTTGAGTTTTTGGAATAACCATAACAGAATTTCCGGGAGCTCCGTTAGTAAGAACATTATTTCCTGCAGGAATAGTATAAGTAACAGTATTACCTGAACCTACAAAATTAGTACCATCAAATAAAAATTCATCTCCTGTAAAAGTACCTCCTGAAATTGAACAATCTCTAGAAATACCTCCAATAACAGTAGGAGATGTACCAACAGTCCCTTGTAATTTTCCAAAGTTAGGTGAACTAAGTTTGTTGTAATTTACACCACCAAATGTTGCTAATAATCCGTCAGGAATTAATCCTACATAAAATGTAATAATAATAGCACCAATATCTGTTGCTGTTCCACCAACATCTATATTAAGCTTATATACTCCGGCTGTACCTGTAGCGGCTATTACACCTCCGCAGGGAGTAGCACAACTTACACAAGCTGTTTGAGGTAATAATGAACAAGAAACTAATTCTCTAGAATTTACACCATCAGAATAAAAACCATCTGCAGCACAAATTGTTAAAGCTGCATCCGAAAATATTGAAGTTGAGTTAGCTAATGATGTTCCGTCTAAATAATAAGTTGCCATAATTTAATTTTTATATATTACAATTAGTTTCGTCTCCACAATTAAATGTTGCTCCTGTGCTATATAATGTTGCAGATGGAGTCTGTGGATAACCCCCACTATCTAAAGTAATAATTGTCCCACAAAATATTGTTCCTCCTGCAGTCATTTGATATTGAACAACATCAAAAAGAGAATAAACACTAAAAGTATCTGTAACTTTTCTAAAATTACCTGTAACACAGTCTGACAATATCCAAACAGGAGCCGCAGGTTCTATTCCTTCACAACCACAACAAGCGTCATTAATAGTGGCTCCAAAACACAAATCAACAGCAGTACTATCTCTAAAATCCCAAAGTAAATATAAATTGCTACCTACAGACGGCATAATAAAATCAGCACTAAAAGCAGTATTTCCTTGTGAGGGAACATTAATTGGTGTAGCTACAGCACTTGCTGCTATTAAAGATAAAATATCAGAAGAATTGTTAGCATAATTAGTATCTGTTCTTAAATATTTAAATTTATCTGAACTTACAGAAAAATTATAATCATCAGTTCCTATTTTATTAGACAACATTGTTACAGTAGATCCGTTAGTTGGTATAACTCCTCCACCTTGCGGTCCTGTTATAGTGTCAAACAATGAAACAATAGGGAAAGCTCCTGTGTTAAAAACAACTGATTCTGTGTGTAGTGGCGATACAAAAACTCCATCTGCCCATCTATATTCGTCTGTAGTTTGTAATCCTGTGTCAACAGTACTTGAAACGTGAATTAAATATATATTTATAGTTTCTGCTGAAGGACATTTGACTGTAAGAGTTATAGTAGCAGACCCAAAAGAAGTAGCTTGAATAGATACTTCATTATCTAAAACAGTACTTTTGTTGAAAGTTAGTGTGCCTCCGGTATTAACATCACCTGTAGTATTAGTTGTTCCTTTGTATGTTGCATCTATTCTAAATGTACTCACTAAGCTTGAAGCTTCAACGCTATAATCAATATCAACAGGGCCAACAAATGCACCTAAATCATAACATACGTCAAACCCGTTTGAGGTTGTTATGTTTATGGTTTTTGTTAAACCACATTCTATACAGGGAGTTTTTAAAGGAATTGATCTTGAATTAGAAGACAATACGTATTCCTTCATATAAGGATCAAACCCTCCTAATTTTTGAGTTGTAAATGCATCTTGAAATAAATCTCTAAACCAACTTCTCATACCATATTCTGAAATAGGACTTAAGGAATCATTAGAATAGCTAGTTCCGCTTAACTGAATTACTGTCCCTCTTTTAGCGTCAGTAAAATATTTATGAGGACCATACTGTGAAAAACTTTCCGGATTTGCAGAAATTCCATATTCTTCTATTCTAGCAATTTGTGTTCCTAAAACTTCAGGAACTGATGTTAAAGAGTTTCCTGCACCTGCGTCAGAAAGTAAATTTTTACCTGCAAGAACATAAGATATTTTATCCTCTTGTAATACAAGTATATCCGTTTCTCTTGCTTGTAATTTCATAACAGGACCAAACTCTTGTTCTAAAGCTTTAAAATTTAATAATCCTGTGTTGAACTCATTTAACTTATTAATGTTTGACTCTGCATTATAAACACCACTATATGTTAAATCAGCAAATCTTCGTGTTTCAGCATATTCTTTAGAGTCTGTTGTAGTTGCTCTATTTCCTAAAACTAATGGTTTTCCAATTACAGAATCTTGAATTTTATAACTTTCAACACCATTTCCAAAAGCAAAACAATTAAAAAAATCTGTTTTAATAACTGCAGGTGTATTGGTAGAAAAAACTTGATTTTGTAAATCAGATTGATGTTGACCAATAGAATCAATAGCATATGATTCTGAAGATTCATACCATAAATCCGGCTCGGCATCTTGAGGTAAAGATTCAAAAACAATTAATCCTGATGCTCTTATTACTTGGATCTTAACCGCAAGTATTATATTTTTTCTAGCATTTGCTCCTTTTCCGTTACTAGGACCATATCCCTCACTACTTTGAAATCTTAAAAAAGTTCTTTGATTAGCAGTCCCTGCATTTTGTACTTCAAAACACGCAAACATTTGACTAAAATTACAACCTACAGGTAAACTATTGTTATTTGGTAAATAATTTAGACCTACATCAGGCTGACTTTCTGTAGCATTTGCTTCTAATGCTGCTGCAACATTATCTCCATCAAACCAATTTTTAAAGTTAGTATAATCTTGTGATGCAGTTAATGTCTGTTCTACTCTAAAAAATCTTTCAGGAACACTCTGAGCTCCTCTTCTAAAATTTTCAATATCTATAGTTATACGAGAACCTGCCGGTATTGTATAATCTACAAAATTTCCCGGAGTACTAGTATCGGGAGTATCAACGGGGTATCTTATAACCTTGCAACCATTACCTCTTTCACGGTATTCTCCGTAATCAACTACAGGTAAATCCCCTACTTCTGTAGAGAAATTGTTGGCTCTAATTTTCATATAAACTCCTGCAGGAACAGGTATTTCTGTACCTTGAGAATCAACAGGTTTAGGATTTAAAAAATCTTTAAACTCTGTTGATTTTGCTAAAACTGTTGTAAAAGTGCAAACATTTCTAGGTCCGGAAGTATCAACCTTTACAATCATTTCATCTCCCTCTTGTATTTTTTGAGAGTTCTGACCTTCTAGTAGAAAAAAATCATTTCCTGAACTAGCATCTCTAAAAAACAAATTAGCATAAATTGTGTTATAATCTTTTTTATCAGGCTTAATACAAAACTTGTATCTAGTTGCCCATTCAGGACCAACTTGAGTAGTAGGTATAGTTACGTTTAAAGTGTTTTGATTTTCAGATTCCGAACAAGCAATGTGAGCAGTATTGTTAGGACTCACTAAAGCAGTAGTCATTCGGTTAAACTCATCCATATAAATAATTCCTATTTCATAACCTCTATTACTGTGTAAGCTTGTTGGATTTCCAATTTCTTGAAAAGAAATATCATTTAAAGTAATTTTATAATATTCAAATACAGTAAATGTAATATTAGTAAGATCATCTACAAACTTCATTGCAGGTAATTGTAAAGACAAAACATTAGATGATGTGCTACTTATAATATTAATAGGTTGCCCGGCTGCACTAATACCACTTTCAAGCTTAAAAACAGGAGTTGTTCCTGACAACTCATTAGTAATATTACAATTAAAAAGGTCAGTATACGTAACTCCCAAACAAGAGTTTGCTACAGTTGAAATATTTGTGATATTTCCAATTTTTTCTACAAAATCTAAAGATGTTGCTAAATCAAAAACACTAGAAAAACTAGTGGGTAATATATAATTAAAATCAATATTTACAGAAGAAGTTGTTTCTGTAGGAAAAGGAGTATTTCCGGAAAAAGAATTGTGTTCAAACCTTAGTAAAATACCAAAAGAAGCTCCTTGTTTTAAATCAAGACCACTAAAATCAATATCTACTTGACTGTTTGGAATGTTTTGTGTTCCTGTATCAAAAGTATATGTGCTTGAAGATAAACTTGAGCTAACATCTTTACTCCCGATTTCTATATTTTCTTGATTTACAATGTATTCTAATTTAGTTGGAACTTTGTTTCTTTGTAAATCATAGTTTTCTAAATAATTTCCATAAGTAATTCTGTTACCCATCAAAGTTTGTGATTGTGCTAATCTTGGAACACCATCAAACAGTCTTAATATTTCTGAAGAAGGTAACACAGTAAATATTTTACTATTGTTAAAAGTGTATGTATATTCTGTATCATTAGCTAACCCATCTTTTAGCTTATCTAGTTTCTCTATAACTTTTATTACAGAACTATTCATATCTTTAAATAGTAAATCCACACTTTTAACTAAAGGTCCTCCTGAATTATAAATTATATTACATTGATTTGTACTGTTTACCATTCCTTCATTAAGGGCGGTTATATTACTGTATGTAAAACTTTTAGGTATAAATGAAGGTTCTGAAAATTGAGAAGTTGCAGAGTATTCAACATATTCATATCTATATCTATAAGCAAAACATATAAATCTAGTTTCTAAAAAATTATCTTGAGTTGATGTTGAAATAGGAAATTTTTTTGGAGAATTTATAGGTGGTTTTTTTATAACAAGTAAAGATTCTGCTGAAGTTAAATCTTCAGTAGCATTAGGATTAGGATAATTAGTAGTAACATTTATTTGTCTAGGAGGATTATAATCATCTGTAAAAAATAATAAATTTTCTACTTTATTAACTCCTGTTATTAAAAATTCAGGATCAAAATTTAATGTTGTTTTAGTTGCGGTAGAATCATTAGGATCTGCTATAGAAATAACGTGATATGTAATTATACTTTGTGTAGTATTAAAAGATACAATCATATCTAATTTTCCTGTAGGACTAGAAGAAAATGAGGAGTCGTGAACAAACCAATAAATAGTTTCTAAAGCTCCGTCTTCAAAAGCACCTATGCATTTTGCATTAGCACTTAATGAAATATTATTATATTTTAAAGTTGTTAACTGAGTATTTCCTTTAGAATTTTCAATTACACCAATTTCAGCTTGTTCAGTTGAACCCATACGAACATTAAGTGCATCAACGTATTCACCATTTGGTATAAGACGTTCATCCAAGGACTTGTTCATTTTTCCTGCGGTGAAATTTCTAATTATTTTTCCCATATTACTTTAACCACTTATCTCTACCCCTTAAGTTTTGTAAAAGTCTTCCGGGATGTATATTACTAATTCTAATTTTTGCGTTTCTTAAAAGTGCTGATTGACGCTTTCTAGTTCTACTAACTATATATTCTTGAACTCCCACCTTAGAACCTAATATAGCATACTCTATGTAAGCATACAAATAGTCTTCAAACATTTTATTTACTGAAACCAAACTGTCATCTCCGCTTTCCATACCATCAGAAACATATTCTAATACTACCAATCCACCTGACACACCTGAACTAAAATTAATAACTCCTCCTTTTTTATTTATACTAAAAGTAGGATTAGCATTAGCGGTTTCCGTGTTAAGACCATATCTTCCTTCAAGATTGTGTTGAAAATACCAAGTCCCATCTATATTCCATCCAAACTTTCCATTCATAGGAGAATTTGAGTTTAAATATATAGTTGGTGAACTTCCAAACATTCTTGACATATCTAAATCTGAAAATTCAGGCTTTAATGAGTTTCCATCTTGATCAAATAAAATTCTACATTCGTTATCTTGTAAGTAAGCACCACTCCAATTTGTTTGAATATTTTCTCCTAAAGGATATAATATACCATCTATCTCTTGTGATATTCTTACCCAATTAACAAAGTCAGGAGGTAATACAAATCTTAAAGTGTCACATACACTTAACTCTAATATTTTTATCTCTTTAAAAGCATCATAATTTAATTCTTGTATTGCTCTTTTAGCGTGAAATAAAACTTTATATCTTTCTTCGTTATTTACAAGACTATGGTTTCCTGCATACATTAACATAAAATTGTTAATTATATCTTCTAAAGATATATACTGATAAGAACCCCAATTTTTTTGGCTAGGGTTAAGTCCTCCATTTTCATAATATTGATAGTCTGTTATATATCCCATAATTATTTTTCTGATGCGTTACTAGCTGAATCTAAAGTTGTTGCGAATTGAACTGCTCCTGCCTCTCTAATAGACATCCCTGCATATTGTAAAATTTTATTTATCAAATTAACTTCATCATCGTTAGGTAGCTCAAAATCTTGATAATCTGCTGCACTTTGATTAAACGCAGGTTCTCCATTTACTAAATCCACATATGTCCATTTTGGAACTTTAGGAAATCTTATGTATTGACATTCTACTCCACCCATTTTATCTATAGTGTTTGGAAACAATGAAATAGTAGGTTCTTGTAAACTATAAGCAGGGAACATTAAAGTTGGTTTTGTTATAACAGAGTTATTTAACATAGTTATTTTACTGTTGCTAACTTTTTCTGCTTCTTTTATAGGACTAGGAGAGTATACAATATAGTTTTGATCATTACTTAAAAATCCAACATTATTAGGATTACCATCCACATCAACTAATGTAAGTTCAATTGTTTGAACTTGAGAAACAAAACCAACTAAATTAGAAGTTGTGTTTGCTACAATATCTCCTATACTAACACCTAGTGCTACAAAATCTTTTGTGGTGTCTATTAAAGATTGAATTTGTACTTGATTTGTAGTCCCACTAACTTCTTCTTTACTATATACTAATACTTTATTAAGTAAATAATAATCATCATTAGTAGTTACTAAGCTTGGAGTAAAAAATCTGTTTTGATAATTGTGAACTAAAAATTTTGTTTCAGAAAAAGTATCAATTACCTCTTCCAATCCTTTAGTAATATCCGCATATCCTGTACCGGACTGCCTTCCATTTTCTTTTAGTATTTGATAGTTATATGAGTAAAAATAATTTTCAAATAAATCTAACTGTGCTTGTTTAGCAAATAAGTTAAAATCAGATGGGGATATGTATCCGTAATTATTTTTATTCAGAACCGACATTACCGTTTGTCTAACTGAGTTAATCATCTATAATTCTTTTATACAAAGATAAACAAAATAAAAAGACCCCTTCAAAAAGAAGAGGTCTGTTAAAATTACTTGATATTATAAATATATTATAATAAAGATTCTAAATGCTTTAATGTTTCTATATTATCATCATCTTTCATATATGAAACTACTAAATCAATTCCGTCTTGCCCAAAAGGAACATTAAGCATTTTTGTCTTATTTGTTTTAGTACTAAACCATACTTCTTTATTACTTTTTCTAAAAGTTAATAATCCTTGATCAAAGAACTGCTGAACAGTACCTTGAATTTTTAATTCAGGATCATTAATTACATCTAAAAAATCTTCAGGATTATTTTTAGCATAAACTAAAACATCTCTTTTTAATTCTGAAGTAGAAACTTTACTTGAATCTTTGTTGAATAGAACTCTACAAACATTCTCTAGCTGTTCAATAGACAAAGACTTTGCTTCTAATAGTGCGTCAGCTTCAACCATTAAGTCTTCAACTTCACTTTCTGCATCTTTAGCTTTATCTACTTCAATAAACTTCTTTTGATTTAAAGGATGATAATGTAAAAATGCTTGAAGTATTTGATTTGACTTAGGAACGTGTAAAAAACCATCTTCAAAAATAACAGGAGATAATAAAGCATTACCATCTTGTTCATCTTCAAAAGGAGATTTTTGATTACTTGCGTATCTTAAAGCACGGTTTTCACCTGTGTCTTCATCAAAATACATTAAAGGGTATCTTTTGTTGTTTCTAGTAGGCAGCATAAAAGAAAGTGGTGCTGCATCTGATGTTAACTTATATTGTTTGTCAACAAATATTTTTTTTGTTTTTTTCATTATTATAAAATTAGATTAAAATTAAAATTTAAAAAAAAGGGAGGAATAAACCTCCCTTTAATTATATACTTCTTATGAATTAAATAAGAAGAAGTTGTTAGCACCTAAAGTACATACTGCTCTTTCAGATAAGAAGTTTACCTCCATTGCATCTAAATCAGATGTTTCTGCTCCACCTGCTGAACCT